CAGCGAAACTAAAGTTCGACATCATCCTGAAACTGTTTCTGCGCCCAACCGTAACCCAAAATCATTGCAGCAATCACAGTCAAACAAGCCAACACGGAACCGACAACAATCAACCAAAGACTGCTTGCTTCAGCGACCAACGCAAAAATTACAAACGCGACCGCCAAAACAATCAAGAAACGAATCATTAGAACGGCGCACCGTATTTGCGTAAGTCATCCTCGTCAACAATACGAGGAGTTACAGCCTCAGCTCGTGGCCCGAACGACTTCTCAACAATCACAGTCGAAGCTGAAACGTGCAAATTGTAACGAGTCTGCCCCTGGTATTCCTCAGCAACAGTTTTCTGTGTGCCAACAACAGTGATCAGGTCACCCTCAGCCGGTAACGCCTGGTCACCAACCCAAACAGTAAAGAACGTGCGGCCAACAGTCTGCCAGTCACCGTTCTCATCCTTCTTGGAGTGGCGTTCAACAACCTTGACACCCTTGCTGCCTAGAACACGCTCGACGATACCTTTTAGTTTTACTTCAGCCATTTGTTGGCTCCTCTCAGTTTGTTCATCAGTTTATTCCAACCCTGCGACATTTCGAACGATATGGTCAACGCGCACGCAATCAGTGTGAGCGCACAAACGATAACCAGGAAGATACAAAACCCCGTCAAGAACAGGATTATCCTTTTCGTCAAAGTCACCACCCCACGCCAAACATTCCTCAGAGCCATACTTTATCCGTTCAGTCCTTGTAGCTTTACAACCATCGCAACGAATCTGTTTATTGCGTTTCCCTGCGATCTCCCAACGGAAACCACACCTCGGACATTCTGCATAAACATACACTCACTAAGGCTAGTTTGATTTTTCTGCATCGGCAAACAGGTTTATTTGATTCTTGAGTAATGGCCTTCGAAACCAAACTGCAAAACATCAGTCTGGCCGTGACGATTCTTAGCTACATTCATCGTCAAAACATTCGGCTGATCCTTGTCACGGTGCAACAAAATCACAACATCCGCATCCTGCTCAATCGAACCCGAGTCACGCAAGTCACTCATTTTCGGCATCGCCTCTTTACTGCCCTCGACGTTACGGTTCAGCTGCGCCAACACAATCACCGGCACACCCAAATCCTTAGCCAACACCTTCAACGCACCAGTCACCATAGTCATCGCCTCATAACGATTCCGACCCAACTGCACGTCAGCAATCAAACCCAAATAGTCAACAACCAAAGCCTTCAACGGAACACCCTGGCGTTTGATAGACCGCGCAAAGTTGCGAATCGAAGCCAACGACTGATTACCACGGTCGTTTATTGTTAGTAGGTTTTGCAGCTCACTCGCCCGAGCATCAATGCGGTTTTTCTCAACAGTTCCAATCAGGCCACGATCTAACGAATCCATCGGAATCGACAACACCTGGCTAACCAAACGGTTCATTAGTTCACGCTTAGACATTTCAAGCGAATAAAACGCAACAGCCCCAGACTCCTCACCCTTCGGCAAAACGTTTGCGTGACGAGCCAACCCAAAAGCCAACTGCAAACCCACCACAGTCTTACCAACACCAGGTCGCGCCCCGATAACGTAAAGCCCACCCTTACGGAACCCATTCAGCAAGTGGTCAAGTTTCCCGATACCGCTAGAAGGGTTTATTACATACTCGTCAAGGCTCGCCCGATACGTTCTCAAGCTCGACGGCAAATACTCCACCTCGTCAGCCACAGTAGTCAGTTGCAACAAATCCAACTGCCGATAAGCCGACTCCAAAACCTCATCACCCGACAAGTCCGATACGGCCTCCTCAACCAACATCGTGCCAGTCTGCTGCAAACGACGTTTCAGCGCGGCCTCACGAACCTTGCTGGCATAAAAAACGGCAGTCGAAACAGTCGGACACTGGCTAGTGCATTTAGCCAGGTAATCGGTAGGGAATTTATCACCCATCGAAATTAGGTCAATCGGATCACCAGCACCGGCGCGTTTAGCAAACTCAGTCCAAACCTTCTCAGCCATAGGTTCAAAGAAATCCGCAGCTGAAAGTTCAACCTCGTCAAAAGTGCGAGACCCACCCAAAAGGACAGCACCAATAAGTGCCTGTTCGATACTCACCACTGCACCCGATTCTCAGGCTTGACAAACCATTCATCCATAACACGAGTCGAATAAGCACCCTTGTTGAATTTGTCAGCGTTAGCCATCCAGGTGCGGAACCTGGCAGCCATATCCTTGACAGACTTTTCTTTGCCGTTCGCAATCAAGTAATCAATCATCAAAGCAAGTTCAGCATCGAGGTTTGCGTTAGGGTATTGAGCTTGAAGTTTTGTTCGCTGATCGTCAGGCAAAGACCAATCATTTTTGAAGCCTTTTTCACTTTTTGCGCTTAAAGGTTCTTTAATGGTTAATATTATGTTTTGCGAGACACCTGTTGTCTCCCCTGTTTTACCTGAGTTGTCTCCCCTGACTACCTGAGTTGTCTCCCCTGGCAGATTATTTACCCAATCTGTCTCCCCTGAAACAAGCACCCAATACCGGTTCGCTTTGTATTGAGAATCGCCTGGTGCAGCGTTCAATTCGACACGCAACTCACCTAGCTCGACAAGGGTTTGGATATCGCGTTGCACTGAGCGTTCAGAAGCGTTCGCGTAACGAGCCAGAGTCGCTTTAGACGGCCAAGCACCTTGATCGCCTTGATGGTTTGCAATGCCGAGCAGGACAAGTTTGGCCCTACCGGTTGCTTTGGAGTTGTTCAGAACGGCTGAAATAATTTCTATCGACATTAGAACGTGCCAGGTTCCAAGTAGCCGTAACGCTCAAGCTGTATCAGCGCAGACTCAAGGACGGCCTGCGGATCACTAAACTTTGTGCCATTCGTGGCGTAAAAGTCTGCTGCCAAAGCCGTTATGTTGTTGAACGCGGTCGCTTTGACAAGAATCCCCAGCTCGACGAGGGAGAGTCGTTCATCCATAATCCACGCAAAAGGGATTTGTGCGGTCTCATTTTTTTGCGGTTTTACAATACTCAATTTACTGCCTTTCATTGGTGAAGGCAGTAAACTTATACTGCCAACAGGTCGTTTGTTGGTTTTGCGGTCAGGTCATTTCGGTGGCCTGGCCGCTTTTTTTATCTTATACCCGCTTGACTCGGGAGTTGTATTCCTGAGCTTCCGCTAACGCCATAATAAGCCCATAATCTGAAACCGTTGCATTTCGTTTCTTCGGCGTTTTGTAAACCGGCATCACAAAAGAAACAGCAGCCGGTTCGGTGTGGTGAACGACTCGAACACAGTCACGGTGCTTACAAATCGACTCATCCAAGTAAAGCCGTTGGCCCCACTCATCAATCGGGTAATCGTCGGCATCAAAAAACCCCTGGTGTGGCACACAGTAATCTTCCGCGTATTGCACACGAAACAGTTGCCTTGCCTGGCAGTCTCGACACAGAGGCGTTTTGCCACGATCTAAAGACTTCCGGTAACCATCCTCAGACAAGCAGGTTCGGCCACAACGGTCGCAATCGTAAAGCATAAAAGTTCCTCTCAAAAAACTTATTTCTCTACGAGGATACGCCCCCACTTGTTATCAAGCAAATACCACCTGTTTGTCGGGTAATGGTAGACCGGTGTTGTTTCGGGAACCGCGCCACGGTCACACTTCCAACCAGCCAGCCGCGCCGACTCAGCAGCTCGCGACGAGGCTTCCATTTCAAAGTTCACGAACCAACACAACAGAATCAGGTTCGCAGGGTTATCGCGCCTGTTAGACCCACCCATACCCCGATTGACACGGTGTTGGACAGTAATGTTTTCGGTCGTGCCACAATGCCAACAAACTTCTTCGTCGCGCAAAACAAGTTTCTTACGATCAGCCGGCTTCAACGCCCAACCCCCGAAGTCTTATACGTCAACTCAACCATCCTGGCTTGCGACTGCACGTTCGTTTGAACATCCTGCAAATGGCGCAGTTTCGCCTTCACACGGTTCAGTTTTGCTTTAGCCAAATCCAACTCAAACTTTACTTCCGCGGCAGCCAACGTCGCCAAAGCCTGACGATCCAACGCGGTTCCTTGCGAATCCAAGACAGCCTGTGCCTGAGTTCTGGAATACTCAAAATCCAGACGAGCCACCTCACTCTCGCACTCAAATAACGCATCCACGCCCTTAGCGGCCTCAGCGCGAACCGAAGCCAGTTCATTGATTATCGTGTCGGGTGTTTGAAACTCCATTTTTTAGCCTCTCAGACAAACGAAAAACCTCAACCTTAGCCAACTCGGCAATCTCAAACTGGCCAACAGCCAACGCCAACTCACGCAACTCATTTTGTTGCTTTATTGCCGCCCACAGAATCGCCCGTGTCCTTGAATCCATCAGCTCGTTCCTTGATAACCGTCAAAACATTTTCAGCCGCACCAGCCTGGCGAGCCTCTTGCCATAACATTCTTAGTTTATCTACATCGACGAGCTTGGCAGCCTCAGTGATCCAGTCACGGTTGTCCAGGCTTCGAGCAACCTTTTGCATTTCCTCACGGCTCGGGCCACGAGACCCACCCAAAGCCCAACGAAGCGCACGACCCAAAGCCGACGTGTTCGCGTTCTCCAAAGCCGACGTTTTGTTAGCCATACCTTGACCGTCAATTTCAAACGCCCACTCAGTAGCCTTCGGCAAATCATTCGCCTGGTCATCAGCCGACAAATACACTCGCGCCTCAACAACCCACACACCCTTCTCACGATCCTCCGGTGTCGAATGGTTCAGCAACACACAACGCAAGTCAGGGAACGCCTCAATCGCTCGCGCGTGACGTTGCTCCACAGTCTCGTAACTGTTCAAATCAAAATTAGCCATTATTTGTTTCCTTTCTTAGCGACAAGAAACGGTGCTGCACCGTTCCGACCAGCCTGGCGAGTAACAATCACGTCACCGTCAAGCAATCCCTTCTTAGCATCCCCCATTTTGTCCAACACTTGCGACTTCAAAGCAAACAAACCAGCCTCAGCCTGAGCCGCAGCTTGTTGAGCGTTCAAAAACTCAACACCCAAATCAGCCAACTCCACAGCCTCGTCGCTAATATCAGGATTCAAAGCCCTAACAGTCTCGTAAGTGTTCGCCGAACCATCCCAATCAGGCCGTTCACCCGACTCGAGAGACCCCAAAAACTTGATCACCAGGTCACGGTCAACGCTTTGTTGAAACTCGTCAGCCTCAATCAAATATTCGCGATACTTGTTGCCGGTAAACAACGCACAAACAATGGCTTCTTTGAACCCGAAAACACGCAAATAGTGTTGCACTTGTGTCCGGTAGTAGCGTGGAACACCCTCAGAACGCCCCAGAACGCCGTGTGTGCCAATTTCCCAATCGTCAGGGTAGGCAGCCGTTTTGATTTCAATAATGCCGTATGAGCCATCCTCGCGCTTGTAAATGCCGTCAGGGTTTGCGTGCGCCCATTCATCGACGGTGTTGTGCCAGGTTCCGCAATCCTTCCAAACTTCCAACTCAGGGTGCGACTCCTCAAACTTGTCCAAAATGACAGCCTCGAGACGTGACCCCCACTCCATCGGTTCCGACTGCGGAATAATCGACGAAATTTTGCCCGACTTCTTAGCCCACAAAGTAAACGCAGACTCCCAACGATTCAAGCCACAAATCGTTCCAACCTCAGAACCACCAATACCGGTGCTTCGAGCTGCGTGCCACTCTGGTGATCCGTTCACAAACAGGCCATCAAACTTCGCCGAACCCAACTCTGTCGGCAGGTTTACACTTGAATAAGACATCATTATTCCTCTCTGGTGTCAGGGAAACGCGCCGTTGAGTAAATCCGGTGCGTTTTTCCTTTAATGTGTATTAGTATTCAAACACCAAGAGAGGACATTTTATGGTGAAGAAAAACCCCGACGGAACGTTTGACGTTATTTGTGAGACTTGCAACGGCAAACTCAGCGACTATTTACTGCCGCACAAGTATTTGGTCAACACGGCCGACAAAGCCAGCGAACTTGCCTGGTCAAACGGTTTTAACACAACACTGACGAGGTGCAGTTATTGTGTCTAAAGCAAACCACCTCTACACCGAGCTGATCAAAGCAATCCAATCCGTTCACAACGACATTCCCTGCAAATCAGACCCAGCCAGTTGGGAAGATGACAACAACGGTCGAGACCACATCCAAAACCGAAATCAAATCGCCTACGCCAAACTGCTATGCAACGAGTGTCCAATAATGGTTTTGTGTGGCGAATACGCAATCACAGCAAAAGAACCAACCGGTGTGTGGGGAGGAATGTCCACCGTCGACCGCGAAAAACTGCTAACATCAACTTAGCCAATCCCTCCTGGCTAAAAGAAAGCCCTCAGCATATTTCGGCTGAGGGTTTCTCTTTGTTTGGAGTTACTTTTGCTTTTCGGCCTGAGCCTTTTGAACAGCATCCTTCACAGCGTTTTCAACAACAACCGTGTCAGCTTGTCCGGTAGTCGCAATCGCGTAACCAATAGCACCAATAACACCAATCATCAAAGTTCCCCAAGCAATAATTACACCAGTGATCCAAGAGCCTGAAACAACAGCACCCACACCAGCAGAACCGCCAAGAATAAACAGGAACAAACCAAAACCGCGCCAAGCAAGCGCACCCAATACTGCCAAAATTTCAATGCCACGTTCTTTCATTTGCTATACCGCTTTCGTTACTTGAGTTGTTGTTGTCAAAGCAGCCAAAGTAATCGGTGCAGTTGAATCAGGAGGAGTCGCAATAGCCGAAGCACCAGAAATTGTGTGTGCCTCGCGTTGTCCAGGATGAATCTCAGGAACCGTCGACACCGGTGCAGCAAAATTGACGAGTCGCGCATAACCAGCAACCCACTTCACGCTCACCGTGTTCATCGTCACAATGCCAGGAATAACCTTGCCAGTGTCAGCCGAAACATAAGTGACAGTGTTCTTCTTCACATCAACAGACACGACCATACCAATGTGATCCGTGTTGACGTTGCGACCCGGCCACTTGCCAGTCTCCCAGTCAAACAAAACAGCATCACCAGGGATAACCTTTTTGATATCGAGGTTCCAAACCTTGTTTGCTTGCGCCAAATGTTTCACAGCAGTGCAGCTCACCTGGATAGGTCTGAGGCCCGAAAAGTAAGAGAACGCCAAAGCGCAATCGTAAAAACCTTTTACACGGTTAGGGAAATGGTCAGTTGTGCCATTCAGCCACGGCAATTCTGTGCGCGGCTTACCGAGAAACGACTGAAAATGTGCAATCGCGTGTTGCGCTGTTTGAGTGCTTGTTTGAATAGCCATACTCTAATTTTAGTCTTTGTTGCGCAACGGAAAAGATAGCACCCAAATCGCTATGACTCCAATAATCATCCAACCTACAACGGCCTTAGCTGATCCTTCGAGAACAATCCAAGCAACAAACATTCCCAACAGAGTCCACAACTGACTCAGCAAGTCTTTCAAAAAACGTTTCATTAGTTTCTCCTTCTAATCGTCGGTGCAGACAACGCGACAGCCGAAGTGACAGCGTTCACCGCAGCACCAGTAGCAACCACAGCAGCCACAATTTCTTTTTTTGCTTTAGTTCGGTGAGCAGGTGACATATCCGAACCAAGATTCCCTAACGCGTTTATAGCGTTCGTAATGCCCACAACGGTTGCACCCAAAACAGGCACGTTAGCCACAGCAGGATCAACAACAATATCGTCGGCTTGTGCGGCCACATAAAGTTGCGCCAACGCCTGGTTGTATGCAGGTGAGTCCTCGACCGTTGTTGCCAAAGTTTGTTGCGCCGCAGTTTGAAGCTCGATTACCTGTGTCGAAGTCAAAGTTTGAGGGTCAATTTGTGCCGGTGCCAGGTCAACAATCGACGGTTTCGTTACAGGTGCTACAACAGGCGTAGGAGGCACGACAACGACAGGTGGTATAACCACAGGCTTAGGAGGTGCAACAGGCTCAGGCGGCGTTACAGGCGTTATTGGAGGTATTACAGGAATCACAGGCGGTTCAACGACGGGAGGAACGACCACTGGAGGCTCAATCGGCGGCACAACCACTGGCGGCTCGACAACCGGCGGCTCAACAGGAACAACAGGAGGCACGACCACAGGATCAGGCACAGAAACCGAATAGAAGCTCGACGGCACAGTGGCCCAAGTTGCACCGTTATCAGGCGAATAAGTCAAAGTAACGTTAGCCCCACCAGTAAACTCGTAATACCAGGCATCGAGCGCGTAAGAGTGTCCGCCAACAATCGGAACATCAGGATAAACGTTCCCCCAACGACCCTTCAAAACCCAGTCGTTCGAAATCACCGGCACACCATCAAGCGACAACCAAAAACCATCATCAGCCCAACCCTGAAAAGCGTAATTGCCCGAATCAGGAAACGTCACAAAACCTGTGTAATGAATCAACACAAACTCTTGCCGACACCCACCAACAACGCCCCCGTTATTGTCATCAAACATTTGGTCAATCAAATCAACGTGAGACCAAGCACCCTCGCAAAGCGTATAAGGTTGACGATCAGGAGTTGTCACAGGGTCATAAGTGTAAACATCAACGTTCAGGCCCGACACAGTTTCGGCCTGAGCAACTGGCGTAGAAATCAGCGAAAACAAGCTCAAAAAAACTGCCGCCGATACAGCTGCGAATCTTCGCAGCACACCCATTATTTTCCTGTTATCCCTTTGATAATTACGAACACAATTACAGCCGACAAAGCCGAAGAAGCAATCGAAGTAATCCAAGCCGACTTATACCTGGCACGTTCCAACTCGCGCAACCTGTCCTCGTGATCGGCAATCTGGTCAATCTTTGACTCGATGACGGCAAGTTTGCGGTCGATACGGTTTAGCAGTTCCGAGTTCGTCGGCTGTTTTTCTTCAGGCATTATGCAGCAACCTTGTCAGTAATTTCGTGTCCGCACGGCCCACAAATAACTTTTTCACCAATTTCGGCAAAAGAAATAGGGATATCTTTGTTTACACAACCGTCAGTTTTACAAGTAACAATAGTCATTAGCCGTTTCCTGAGCTCGAGATGCTTTGAGTAGCAATCCAGTTGATAGGGATAGTCGCTGCAACGTTTGCATAAATGCTTGCGCGTAGAGTAAATCCGGTGCTTGATACACCTGAAACTTGAGTCACAATAGCGTTAGAGCTTGAAAAGTTTGGAGTAACAACAACGACAGGGGTTTGAGTGAAACGACCGGAAGTAAAAGTTACAGTTGTTGTTCCAGTAGACCAAGTGGCTGTTGCGGTAGTTGTTACCGAGGCGTTCGACCCATCATTCTGATAAGTAAACGGCGTGTTAGGTTTCCAAGCCGATCCTGTGTAAGTGTAAGTGCGGCCTTCATCAGACTGATAGTAAGTCATTCCTTGAGTAGGTGCAGCAATCGCCGAAGCACGAGCCGCAGCAGTCGCAAAAACCATAACGGTTTGTTGCATAAGGTAGGTGTTTACATCAGACGCACCAAGAATGTCGCCCGAGTTAAATGTTTTGAAACCTGCACCAGCCATAGTCCTATTTTACCTTGTCCTAATATCCGAGAATGTTCGTGTTCAAAATGCCGTAAGTTGCCGAATCCAGTCGGAACCTGTTACCAAATTCTGCCAGGTTCAAAGTTACCTTATGAGAGTCCGGCGTGATCGTGTGGTTTACACCCACAACTCTTTGATAAGCAGTAATCGCAGACCCCAAAGCCGACGGCGTATAAGTCATAGACACAGCCGTATAAATTTCCGAATTCAAAACGCTCACCTGTTGAGCAGCCGACAAACCCGATAACCCAAAAGTTACAGCCTCAAAACGCAACTGAGGGTTATCGTAAATGTCCAAATAATAATTAGCGAGTGCCTGGCCATTAGTTGTGTCAGCAACCAAAGACGGATCAATGGTCAAAGTGCGAATACCATACGCCGAACCGTTAGCCACGTTAGCTTGAGTGGCGTTCACCGTTCCAGCAACACCAATCGAAGTGTTCGTGTAAAGCGTTTCTGAAGCATAAATAACTTGAACATCCTCATAAGGGATAGCCGTTCCACCGTTATCGCCAACAACCAAACCGTTAGGTGTCGAAGGTGAATACGCGGTCACAACAGTCAACGTCGAAGCCGAGTTGTTCGTTGTTCCCTGCCAAGCGTTCGTGTAAGTAATGCTTGCCGTGTTCGCAGGTTTCGAAGTGCCATCAAAATAAACGTTCAGGTAAGGCGAAGCCTCGATTAGCACAGCATCAACAAACACAGTCGTTCCGGCACCTGGCACATTTATTGACAAGTTACCCGAAGCTGTGTTTGAAGTAGGTGTGGCCGTAACACTCATACGAGTCCACGTGTTTGCTGCCAAAGAAACCGTCGAATAGGAAGCATCTATTTTGGCAGGTGCAGAAGTCCTCTTGAAACCAGCAGACAAAGTGGCAGTCTGCGCCACCGTCGAGTAAACGTAGCAACTAAACGTGTAAGCCGTGTTTGAAGCAAAAGTCGTAGCCGAATCCGCATACTTCAAACCGTTCAAAGTATCGCCACCAACAGGAGGCAAAACATCCCACTGAGTAAACGTTGATCCCTGCAACGAATAAGTGCCAACATAAGCCTGAGTTGAAACCCTCGTCGCACCCGAATAACCTGTGGTGTTTGTTTCAGCCGAAGGATTCAAACATAAGTTGTAACGGTAAGCGGTTGCCGAAGTAGGAACCAACGAAGCCGACTGGCCCTTGAACGCAACATCACCAGTGCCGGTAACAAAACACGCCCCACCCTCAGACTGAGCAACCTGTTGCAAATAATCCCAAGCCGACGTGCCATCCGAAACAGTATCCGCACCCAACGTTAGCGAACCCAACGAAATTTGCCTCTGACCAGCAGGCCACGCAACCTCGGCACGGTTCAAAACGTTCGTTGCACGAGTGCTAGACAGTTCAGAAGTCCACGTAATTGCAGGCAAACTTGCACGAGAAATACGCCCAGTCGCATCCGAAGCCGTAATCGTGGCCGTAGCATCAGCCACAATCGCATAATCAAACGACCAGTTATCAACAAAACCTGTAAACACAACAACGTTGCCAACAGTCACGCGAACAGCAGCCTGTGGTTTCACCTGCCCATAAAACGGACTCGACGAATACGAAGGATCAAACGCGCGTTGGTTGTTATCTAAAACAATCGAACAAGTGCCAGCCTGGTAAGCGTCAGTCTCACGCGAAACACCGCGACTAATACTCGCCGAACGAACATAAGAAGTTATGTCGAGGTAAGTGTAAACACCTGGCGAGCTTTGCGTGAATCCAAACTCAACCTTTTGGACAGGCACAGTCATTATCGACCCTTTTTAGTGACTATGTTTGTGCCGTTGATCTTGTCAAAAGTTGCCAAAAGTTTCACGAGTTGTTTAGCAGTCTCAGGCCCCGAAGTGCCAGGCTGAATATTCACATTAATAGTCGTTGTCTTGTTGCCGAAGTTGTTTGCATCAAAACCGCCAGCAGGCAAAGGTTTTAGATAAAGCCCTTGAGCCGAAGCAGCAGCAGCATCTCTTTGCATCTTCGCCTCTTTAGCAATTTGAGAAGCAGACTTTTTGGTTAGATCAGTAGAACCATTTAGCAAACTCAAAATGGCAGCCCCAATCGTGCCAGGTGCACCAAACTTTGTTCCGGCAGCAATCAAACCCACCGACCCAGTTGTTTGAGCATCAGCACCAAAAGCGTTAGCGACAGAACCAGCAATCAAACCACGCCCAGCAGCACCCAACAACTTGCCACCAACACTCTTTAGACCGGCACCCTTGCCACCTGCACCAGCAACAATAGGCGTAGTGCCACCGCCGCCACCAGTTCCACGGATCAACGCAACAGCCTTCACCAAGTTACCAATAGCCGAACCAGCCGAAGACAAAAACATAATGCTTTTCAAAGCCAACAAAGCAGGCAATAAACGAATAATGACTCCAGCAATGTTAGCGAAACCCTTCATCGCATTACCGCCACCAAACAAAGCAAAGAAGTTTCGAACACCGTCGAACGTTGCCGCAACAGCCTTCTTGATATCGAGGAACGACTTGCCCACGTCAGTCTTAGGGTTAGCGACTTCATCAAAAAACCCTGAAACGGCAGGCACAACAGTCGTAGTCAAATAATCAACAAACTTGCTAATCATAGGCAACAACAAATCGCCAAACTTAATTTTTAGCTCATCAACAGCAACCTGGAAGCGGTCAAAAGGGTTAGCCGAAGCAGCAGCCGCACCCTTCACAGACTTAGCAAACTCATCCAAACCACCCTTAGTTTTTTTCAACTGAGGTGCCAAACGATACAGACCAGTCAACTGCCCATTCTGAGCCTTGATAAGAGCCTGCATAACCATATTTACCGGCTTACCCGAAGCAGCCGAACCGTCATACGCGATCTTCAAAAGTTTTTGAGCAGAAGCCAAAGACCCAGTGCCACGAACAGCGTTAGCCAAAGCCGGTCGCAACTCATTCTTAGTCTTACCAATCTGCAAAGACAACGAATCCAAATACTTCTCAGAAGCCTTAACTTGCGCCTCAGTGGAATGAGTCGAGTTCTTTATCTGCAAATCCAACAATTTGCGAGAACGAATATCCTGAGCCGCCAACATAACCGACTCTTTAGCCAGGTCAAAAACCTCTTTGGCCCCCATAGCCAAACCAGCAAACTCAAGACCCTTTTTCAGCGACTCACCAAAACCGCCAAGCTCGTGCTTAGCATCCTTCAAAGCCTTGCTGTTGAGCTTGAACGCAACAGGAATGTTAATACCAAAAGCCATTTTTACGCCCTAATGTTGAATTGCTTGCAATACTCAGCAACTATATGTTCAATTTTACCTTCAACGGCAGGTAACGCCGTCTCAGCGGCAGGCCACGCATACCTCGACGGTTGCTTACCCAAATTACGAATCAAAGCAGCACCGCGCGGATCACGACCATTAGGGTTACGTTTACCAGCAATATCAATCATCGTCACAGCAGCCGAACCAACATTCACAGAAACCAACGACGTAATAATTCCAGCATTACGTCTCGAACCAGACCGGTAAACAATACGAACATCGTTAGGTTTCTTACCCTTATCAGGAGTCCAACCCAAACGGCCACGGTTATTCAAACCCGACAACGGCGCAACAACAGGAATAGCAGACTTAACAGCAGACTGCACAGGTTTAGCAACCTCTTTGATATCGCGAACCAAAGCCTTCTTCAGACCCGAATCAATCTTGTTCAACTCGCGTTGCACAGCTACAACATCAGTGATCAGAACATTGTTAGGCATAAGACAATTCTACTTCTGCGTATTCTGCGACTGGAGAGCCATCATCATCGTGTAAAGCATACGATCAGACTCTTGCAACAACACGCTAGGCGCAATGCCGGTAGCAACAGCCAGGTTCGCAATGAACCAATGCTCAGAGTTTTCCCCTAAAGCTACGAACCTTTTGGGCCTTCAATAAACTCCACAAACTCCACAGTATTCAACCAGGTATCGAAGTCGGCAACAGTCAAACCAGTTCGGGTAGCAACACGCCAACCCAAAAAGCAAAGGTGTTCGTAAGACTCAAGTTTTTCGAGACTGACTTCAAACTTGCGTTCGAAAGCGATAATGTCCGGCGCGTTTACCGTCAAGTCTTTGGAAGTTGAGTCGGTGAACGTTATGCGTAGAAGTGGTCTCATTGTTACGCCGTAGCCCTTGAGACGGTTCCAGTGATAGGCCAAGTAACCGAAACGGTTGACAGGTCACCAATGTTACCCATAACGCCGTAAGCGTTGATCAGAACGGTTGCAGTGTAGGCAGGGTTCGTTGCTGAAACAGCAGTCGAAGTCGGGCTAACCACAATTGTTCCAACGGTTCCGATGAGCGGCCAAATGGTTGCATCAACCGCAGCAGCACCAAAGTCCTGGTTAAACTGTAGGTTCACAGTTCCAGTCTTTAGGCCGGCGATACGAGTGCGCCAAGTCTGTCCAAAAGTAGTGGTTTCAACGTCAGCAGTCTCAAACGCAAGCTCGGTGTGAGTCAACCAAGTGCTAATGTTTGTGCCGTTAAGCGTTGTCTTAAAGTCTTGCGCTATAAATACAGCCACAATAATCCTTTTCTAGAGAGCGAATACCTGGACAGAAAATTCTGCACTCAGATAAGTTGTTTCACCAATAACAACACTACCATAAGCGTCGAGGCTGATCATTGTTGAATCCGCTGCCACACCGCCTAAAGTTCGGTCAGTGTTCAACGCCAAAGACACAGAATACGCGCCCTGAGAAGAAACATACTGATCGAGTTTGTTTTGAGCGTTACGTTCCGACTGGCGCGAAACGATAACAGTAATCTTGAACAAATACTCAGTGAGACCTAAACCAAAAGCCTTCTGATAATTGATTTTATCCAAGTTGATTATTGCCAACGGAGGGTTCACCTGGTCTGGCACAGTCGAAGCAACACGTAAACCGCTAATGGTTTGCAAGTTTGCAGCCAAACCATTACGCAGGTCTGTGACGGTAACAGTCATTAGGCGTTTACTCTCAACGAACGGTAAGGATCAATGAGCTGCGCAACATCCCCATCAATGGCTCGACCGACACGCATAACACCAATGTCTGAAACGCCGGCAACACCCAGAGGCGATTCGAGACGTTTGAACAGTCGGCTTGCCTGAATAACGGTGGCCTGTTTAATAGTTTCCGGCACAGCAGCCCAACCCCAACGACCTGTAACACGAATCAAAGAGTTGTCACCAAAGAACGGAAACAAGTAATGCCCTGTTGCTTTGATAGCGGTGTAAGGCGAGTAGTAACCGTTAGAGAGTTTGTTTGGTGGAGTGAGTTCGTAATCAGGGTAATCGCCCGAGTTCGACCAACGAATATCGAATTGGTTTTGCAACGTCGAGCTGGTGTCCAGGTAAACAAATTCTGCCAGGTCATCAATAACACACAAGAAAGCATCAGCCGTGTTGAAGAAGCGTTGCTCAGTGTTGGTTGCACCCAAGTAAAAGTATCGGTTGCAGTAACCGTCGATAAGTCTCGAAGCCGAGTTGATAGACATTTCCAACAAAGAATCGTCAATCGTGTCAGTGATCCGTAACGCTGACTTGACATCCGCCAAAGTGCAGTAACCGTTAGTAATAGCCAAAGTAAGCTCCTAAAATCTATTCCTATTTTACCGCACTCAGTAAACGCCCTAAGACAGGTTGCCATTGTTCCTTGAACACTTTATCCGAGTCATACTCCAAAGCCTTCTCACGAGCCGCCTGTGACCGATACTTGCCCTTCTGGTAGGCATCCTCCAACGCCAAAGCAATCTCCATAACGTTAGGAGTGTTGAACCAAGACTTTTGTGGCGCATCCCACAAAGGTTGGCCCTGCACCTTCCAAGAATCATCAGACAACAATTCTGGTGTCGCCGCATAGTCCGAACCGATCACGCGAGTTCCACAAGCCTGAGCTTCAATCGTGGCCAAACCAAAGCCTTCACCCAACGAGGTTGCCAGGAGAACATCCATACCGGTATACAACGCGGCCACAGTCTGCTGGTCGATACCATAACGGTAAGCCACAGGATCAACAAAAGAAACTTTATTCTTCGGCAAACCCACAGCCTCCAACAAGTCAAACAAGTTCACACCGCCCACAGACCCAAACGGTTCCGAATGAATGTAAAGCAAAACGTCATCGTGATTCTGAGCAAAAATGCTAAACGCCAACAGGTTCACATCCCAAGCCTTACGCATCGGATAAACACCCTTGTTCGCCGCATTGATACCCACAACAAACTTGTCCTTCGAATCCAAGTGTTCCTCGATAGGTGTGCCGTCAGGCAGCTTGAACGTAGGCTTGAAAACTTTTCTTGTATCAATCGCGTGAGGAACATATTCAGCCTCTAACCCTGCGCGTTGCATTTGTTCCAAACCAAACTTGCTCATCGCAATCGGTGTCACGTTATCGCGGCGCAACCACTTCAAAACCTTTGCCGGAATAGGTGAGTGATCCACAGGAGTCCACGAACCAATCCTGCCCAACTTGTCATAACCCAAACCCTCAAACACCCAAGCATCGTAAAGAGTAATCAGACACGAAGGCAAGTCAGGGTTCATATTCGCCCAGTGCTGTGCGTGTAGTGGAATCACGTCATTGCTGTAAGGGTCACTTCCCCTGGCATAGTGCGGAATCTTGCCAACAGGGGAATCCCAAACAGTGTTCACACCCTCAAGGCCATAATTGCTTATCGAAGCAACCTTGTAACCTGCACGTTTCGCCTGAATCAAAAATTCGGCAGTCTGTGTTCCGTAACCTGTCGGCGCGGTCGGACTGTTTGAAGCCCACGCAATAACACCACTCATTTAGTTCCTCTCGTGATAAAACAACCTTAGCAAAAGGAAACCCCCCGGTGTCTACGCACACCGAGGGGAATCCAGTCAAACGACAGACTAGCTTGCAGCACCCTTGAAGAATTTGATGTGCGAGGTCTGAGGCAGGTTACCGTCAACGCGGAACGTGAAACGGAAGGTGGTTAGGTCAGAACCGAACGCGTAGTCGTCTGAACGGTCGAGGCGAACGCCACCGACTGAACGAACGTAATACGCTGACAGGTCACCGGCGATGATGCTCTTAGCACCAACGGCAGGGTCTGCCATTGCAGGGTTCTCGAAGACCTGGTAGCCACCGATAAGGTCGCGCTTTTCGGCCGATAGGGCTGGATCGAAAAGGTAACGGCCGTAGTTGTCCTTGAGCTTACGAACAGCAGCAATCGACTTCGCATTCATCTGAAGACCGAAAGTGTTCTTCTGACGAAGTGCACCGTCTAGGCTGTAGATCAGGTCGAAGATGTTGTCTGCGGTGAAAGCACCAGAAACACCGGTTCCACCGAGGACGGCTGAACCTGCAACGTTGACAACACCAGTAGGCTGAACAGAACCCGTTCCCACCGTCAGTCCGGAGTTCACCGCATAACCTAACGCATTACCAACTTCGGTTGCGATGAAGCCCATAAGGTCAACACCTGCATCCGTCATAAGTTCACGAGCAACCGAGATAAGACCCGAATACTTGTAAGCCGACAGGGTAGTGAACGAGTTGAAAACAGGCTCGTTGGTGTCAATAGCAGCACCAGGTGCCTTCACAGTAGCAGCCGAGTAGCTACCAAGTGACGGAATCTGTAGAGGCTCACCAGAAGCAGTGTTCAACACGGTCGAGGTCTGCAACATTGGTCCGGTTAGACGAGCAAGCTCGATAACCTTGTTGTAGAACGAGGTAGGCACAGGTGAACCGGTGCTTGAAGGGGTAATGGCACGGAATTCGTGTCCGCCACCGTTGACAAGCGAACGAAGAATAGCCTCGTCGTTGTTGCTGGTTGCAGGAGTTGCAACGCGAGTCTGCGCAGCAGCAGCAGCTGCACGCTCTTCACGCTCGGCGCGGCTACGAGCCTCGTCGATGAATTCGGCCTTCTTGTCGAGGTCAGCAGAAATAGCCTGGTATTTGGCTTCTTCTTCACCAGTAAGCGAACGACCCTCGGCTTCAGCAACGTCAATAATTGCTTTCGCCTCGTGCCACATCTTCTGGCGTTCCTCAACCATACCGTTTAGAAATTCAGACATAATAAATGTCCTTTCAGGTTTGATTTGAATTGAATAATGGAATTGCCTACGCTAACGCTGGCTATTGGTGCTAACACTCAATACTTCAATTTTAGTGCAAAAAAACACTACTTCTGAAGGTCGAGGCGTTTCCTTAGAAGTGACAAGTCGGCAGCCTTCTGTTCGGCCTGCTCACCTGATCGCATCGACGTTGTTCCAGCCGTTGACTCGTAAGCAGGGAACGCAACAATGGAAACCTCGTGCAGTCTCACCGAGTTTAATTCGCGCGTGTTGCCATCCTCACTCCAGTTGTCTCCGCCCTGCGGCACAGAGAAACCAAAACTCATAGCGTTTACATCGCCGCGCTTGATAAGTTCGGCAGCATCGCGACCGGCCGAAGTGTTCGGCAGTTTCGCCGTAACCTTTAGGCCGCGCTCATCCTCAGACAACATTAGAGTTCCTGCCCGAGTTGAACCCAAAACCTGTCCGGTGTCGTGGTTCCACAACAGCTTGATATCGTTCCTAGCACCAAGCGAACGCTTGAACGCACCTGGCTTGATAACTTCGGTGAACGGTAGTGGTTGGCTAGGTGAGTTGAATGTGGCAGCGTAACCGCTAAAAGTCATACCGTCACCTTCCTGCCGAAACTCAATGTTCTCAGTAACGGTTCTTTGTTCTAACAATTTCATTCCCGACTCTCGGTTCTCTTGAACAAATTTTGGATCAACGAAACGGCCCTCGACGGTTACAGGAATGTTCGTCGCACCCGAAGCATCAACACCTTCGTAATCGCCTGCTGCTGGTTCCATTTCGTCGGACGGCTGAACAGGGTCGTGGATTTCGCCCACTTCTTCAATCTCAACCGCGTAAGCGTTACGCAAGTCATCACCAATAACAGTGCCGAGTTGCCAATGCCACAACGAGAAACGGTCTTGCAGGTCAGCCAAGAAGTTGAAAATGCCCTGCTGGTTTAGTTCATTAGCACACTGTTGAGTCTCAACAATGTCAGACAGCAACATTTCGTTGGCCTTGTAAATCGCTAAAGACAACTGAACAGGGTCACCGCCGATAAACGTCGCATCAATTTCGGTGTCGGCAACAAAAGTTGGCAACATAAACGGCGCATCAAGGTCGAGCTTACGAATGTTCTCAGCCATAGGATCAATAGCCGAATCGTAATCCTCATAAATCTTCTGAAAAAACTTGTGGAATTGTGGGAACAGAACACCCTTGACATTCCAATGCGCACCGTGAGCCAAGAATTTAGCAGCAACCAAGTTGCCCAAAAGTTCCGACAACTCACCAGCCAGGTAAGCAGGGGTTTCCTCAGTGGCCTCAGCAGCAACAGGTTCAGGCATTTCATCCATTCCAGCATCACGTTGCGCCATAGCAGCCATAGCAGGCATTTTCGCAGGGTCATAAACGTTAGCGACACCGGCATCAGTGTAAGCGGCTCGGGCCTCAGGATTATTGTCAACGGCAAACGCAATGTTGTAACCATCCTCCATAAGAGAGGCAGCAGTGTCACCCTTGAATTGGTTAGGGTCACCGCCAGGGTTCATAATGAGTTGCTGGTATTGCACACCCAAGTTGTTGAGCTGTGCAATCGTCGACTCGCGATCAGTGGTCGGTCTGCCAGTAACCAAGTAAAGGTCAACCGGTTGGTGGTCAAGCCAGGCGTAGTAGTCTTGGTGAATTTTGCCTTCGACAATCAACGTATCGTCAATGTCGCTTATACCGATATTCATTCCGGCATCTCTTGTAGTCATTTTGCTTCCTAAACTATTAGCCCATTTTTGTCCGGCGTCGCCACCCCACGCATCCCAAGCCACACGCCCAGGAGTCGGAAAGTTTTTCTCACCGAAATTGAAACCTGTTGCTTTCTTATCGACCTCGTGTCGAGCGAAATAAGAACGCATCCTTGCAACAACATCCTCCGAAACAGCCGAACCCGAAGCAAGTTGTTCTGCACGTCGACGGCCAACAGCCGTAAACCCAGACCCAGCAAGTCCTTTGTCAATCCATTCCAAAGCTCGTTTAGCCGCATCAGAAACGCCCTGTGGAGGTGTAAAACTTGCACGCATTTCGCCACCTGGAGTCAACTTCTCAGCCAAACTAACAGCAACCATTTGGTCAATCGCACCCTGTTTTGTAGCGTGTGATCCGACAACAGTTCCGTCACTCTTAATTGTATTCCAGCCCTTCACGGCTTTCTTGATAAAGTAAGGCATCAGTCCTGCTTCTGAATCATTACGCCGAGCTGATAACTGCCGCCATCAGTAATGGCAAACAAGTTATCGCCAGGCCCCAAAGTCATTTGCAAATAAACGGCAGGGTTTATTTCAACCGACTGGCCAGCAACCAAAGCACCGTTGCCAATGTAAATTTTGCGACCAGTTACATCTTCCAAATTGTGCAAAGTTACAAACTGAGGTTGCGTATCAGGTGCAATAACTTGCACCGCAGCAGTTCCCACCGTGTAAGCGGTTTGCGTTATTGGCATTACAAACCTTCTTGCGTAGGCGCAACAATCGCTGAAGGTTCAGACTCGGTTCCAATGTCATAAGTCAAAGGGTTAGCAGGATCAACCAGTGAAGGGTTTTGCAACTGAGTTGACGGAATACCGGTGTGAGGAATTGGTGGCAAAGCCAACGCCGACAAAACATCTTCAGGCTTGAAACCAATGTTAATAAGTTTTTGAGCCATACCAATTTTGCTTTCCTGCTCACCAAGCGAAGCGGAACCCAAGTTCACGTTAGCCAAAGGAACGCGGTTAGTGTCACCATCAGCAACAGGTTTGAAGTCCTCAATCTTACGAACCTCATTGATCGTCATCCAACCAGCCTGTAACGCCGACGAGTAACCAGCAACACGAGTCGCAAAATCGCCTCGCAACAGTTCCGAAACGTTGAAATCAATGTAAGCCTTGTTAGGCAGCAAGGTCGAGAACGCATCTTCGAGCTTCACAATCCACGGCCTAAGAGTGTGAGTGACAAAAGAAATCGCGTTCTGCTCGTTCGAGTTGTAAGACTGCGCACCCTTCTCAGCCAAACCAATCATATTCAACGGCACACGGTAAGCGCGAGCAATGTCCTCAACAGCCAAACGTCGCGAATCCAACATTTGAGCCTCGTCAGGATTAGCGGAAGTTTTCTGAAATTGCGCACCGCCAGACAAAACACCGGTGCGGTGAGCGCGTTTGAAACCCTTGTGTGCGCTGTCAAACGAACGCGACAAGTTAGCGGCCTGTTCCTGAGTCAAAGTGCCAGGGTAAGTGATAACGCCCTGAGTGTGTGTTCCCTGCCCAAAGAAACGAGCTGCGAAACTTTCCAAAGCCGAAGCCAAACCCAAGTTCTCTTTCAACCTGTCAACAGGGCTAACAGCACGAACCTGCCCAGGCATCAACAACGAACCAGTGATATGGAGAATCTGGTTAGAGTCCAACGACTTGCCTTCACCCTCATAAGTGAAACGCTTCTGGCCCACAGCCGTGCGGTTCACCGTAACCTTCATCGGGTCAAGAGTCATCAGGTTTAGAACATCACCAGTGTTCGGATCACGGAACACGCGAACAAAAGCGTTACCGTCGAGCAAAAGCGAAATGAGGCACTGCTGCCAAAACGCCGTCGAAGCAAGCTCAAAGTCTGGTTGAGTAACCCAAGTCGGTTTTGGTCGGTAAGGGAACGTCACACCGTCGCGTTTCACAAACGCATCAACAGGCAAAGTAGAAATCGTGTCAGCAATCAAAGTGATACAAGCCCACACAGCGTTTATAGCCGTCGCAGACTGCTGATCGATAAGAGTGTCGGCCTGTGTGCTAAAAGCCGTCAGGTCACCGCCAGAACCCCAAATTGACTGGAAGGAAATGGCGCGTTCTTCACCAGTCGGCAATAAACGGTTCAACATTATTTACTTCTTTCCGCGGCAAGGCCAAACAGGATAAGCCCTGCACCGGTAACAATGAAACCGGCAGGAACCCAAATCAAAAATGCGCCAACGGCAACCGATACCACACCAGCGACTTGCAGAATGTTTGCGAGCAAACTAACTCCCTAGAATGAAAAAAACTCTGGCACAATGGCTTCTTCTATGTTACCAGCCCTCGTCGCACGGTCGAAGGCGATAATGAACGCAATGGCGTTGTCAATTTTGCGTTTAGAAGTGTTTGATTCTTTGGTCACACGCACACCGCGAGCATCAGACTTGAGAACACAGTTGTCTAAGTGCCTGGCAAGTGCAGGATTACCGTCGTGAATAAGCTTCTTTTCAACCACAGCATCGAACACTTTTTGCGTTGCAGGGATCATATACTTCAAATAACCGGTGTTGTATTCAACAATCGGTAGACCTTGTTCCTGTAAAGCCTCCATAGTTCTCGCCCAACGGAACGGGTCGCAAGCAATTTCGCGAACCAACGGATACTTCTTCACCCAATCGAACAGGGTTTGTTCAACATCCGCGATCGGCACACGCCAAGAATCGTCATCAACACCCCAGTTCTTCTCCCAAGTTGCAACCAGTTTTACCTTTGGCAGCTCGTCATCCTTCGGAATACTGACAGCGCAAATTGCGGTCGAGTCGCCCGAGAACGAACCATCGAAACCCAAAACATACTCGTCATCCTCAGACCACTCAAAGTCTCCCTCAAGTTCACCCCAAACACCGTTAGGCAACCAAGCCGTCGTTGACGAAACCCACTGGTTCAACCGTTTAGTTCGAAACTCCGACTCAGGTGTTCGTTTCGCAGCCGAAGCAAAGTCAGCCTCAGACACCAAATCACCAAAGCCAGGGTTAGCCTCAGCCCAAGCCTTCGGATCAAGATGATTCCGGTCAGGGTTAGCCTCCCACCAAGCCATAAAAAATGAGGGATCAATGACTTCGCCCCTGGCAACCTTCTGGCCGTATTGGTAAAGCGTGTAAGCGATAGAGTCCGAACCGGTCGAATCGGACTTCTTGCCAGCCGTAGTAATCGCAACGAGCTGAGCAATCGAGCCACGGTTACCCATAGCCAAAGAGAACACGTCAAACAAGTCACGAGTCTGGTGTGCGTGCAACTCGTCGATGATGATACGGCTCGGGTTCGAGCCTTCCTTTGAGTAGGCTTCCGCCGAAACAACCTTCATCACCGACTTGGAACCAGGCACATAAATTGAGTCTTTGTAAACCTGCACAATCTCAGACAACTCGCTCGACTCAATCATTCGCTTCGCCTCATTGAACACAATGCGAGCCTGTTCCTTCTCAGCGGCAGCCACAATGACCTCAGCACCCTCAACACCCTCAGCGATCAGGCTATAAAGCGCAAACGCCGCCGACGATAAAGCCGACTTGCCGTTCTTACGAGGCATCCCAATCAGGGCAGTAGAAGCCTTGTAACCACCGAAACCGTCTTGAGCGTAAACGTGGCGCAACAATTCACGCTGCCAATCACGCAATTTCAAAGCATCGCCAGCCTTACCAGCAACACCATCCTTACCAATCGACCCAAACGACTCAGCAAACTCGGCAGCATAACGCCCATCAGAAACAGCAAGCGCAGCTTCATCAACAGGTGTCAACCAACGCGGCGGCCAACTACTCACCTCGCGCCTTCCGTTCCAACAACTCTTGCAACTTACTCTTAGTCTTTACCGACACAAGACCCAACCTGGTGCGGTCAGCAGGAGTAAACCCAAGCAACGACAAGTTAGCCGTGATCAGCCTCTCCAGGTCGTTCAACTGTTTGAACATATGCCACTCTTCAGGCTTCTCAGCAATCAGCCTCTCGATAACAACCTTGCGGTCAAGTTGCTCACAAACCATTTGCAAAAGTTGTGTGTCAGTCTGAGACGAAACCCACAGCTCGCCAGCGTTGAAAACAGAATCCCAAAGTTGCTTACCAGCCCATTCCAAAGGTCGCAACGGATCAACACGACCATAAGGCACCGGCTCGTATTCGTTAGATAACTTGATCTTGTTTTTGCCAGGGTTACCCTGCAACACCTTCAGTTCGGCAGGTTTAGGTGGATTAGCCATAGTATTCAACCTCTCATCAAAAGCCCTCAGCGAGCCTTGTGTGGCTTATTTGAACCATCACACGCCGAGCGTTTCAACTCTATACCAGAAACCTTTCAACTTCGGAGCGGTGCGAAAACTAGATCGGAAGA